CTGACCAGTTGTTTGCTGATATCTATGTTTCTAACCGCGCTACGCGTCCGATGCCGTTGTATTCCGTTCCTGGCCTTATTGACCATCACTAAAATATTTTTTATAGTGGGGGCGGTTGCCCCCACTTTTTTGAAAGGAGATTTATATGTCTGATTATTCCGAGGCTTTGAATGCTGGTGCGAATCAGATTTCACAAATGCAGGGTGTTGCTCAGGCTAATAATGCTTGGTCTGCTGGTCAAGCTCAGATTCAGCGCGAATGGCAGGAACAGCAGAATGCTAAGGCTATGGCTTTCAACCAGAATGAGGCCGCTAAAAATCGTAACTGGCAGGAAATGCTCTCTAATACTGCTCATCAGCGTGAAGTGCGTGACCTTATGGCTGCTGGTCTTAATCCTGTTTTATCTGCTATGAATGGAAATGGCGCGTCCGTTGGCTCTGGTGCTACTGCTCAAGGTGTGACTTCCTCTGGTGCTAAAGGTGATACAGATACTTCCGCAAATGCTGCGATTGCTAATTTGCTTGGCTCGCTTGTTACTGCTGAAAAGCAGATTCAAGCCGCAAATATCAATGCTCGTACTCAAGAGGCCGTCGCAGATAAGTATACAGCTATGTCTAAGATTGTTGCTGATATCCAGTCGGATGCTGCTCGCTATGGTGCAGATAAGTCTTCTGATGCTTCCCGCTATGGTACTGATAAGCGTTTTACTTCCGATATGGCAGGTATTGCTTCTAATGCTGCTACTGCTGTTGCTAGGATGGCTAATGACCGTGGTATTGCTTCTGCTCGTGATGCTGCTTTGGTTGCTGCTGCTGCTGCTCGCCGTCCTGATAATAACTATTTCAATACGACGAATAATTCTTATACCGGTAAAGGTGATTCTTCAGGTTCTGGTACCCGTTCTCCGTCTGGTGGTTCTACTTCCAGTAAGTATGGTACTGGTTGGTATGGTCAAGGTTCTTCCGGTCGTCGTTGGACTGAAATTGAAGATTATTATTATTAAATAAGTAATTTCTTTTTTATAAAGGAAGCGAAGCGAGTCGTGCCCCTGCGCCAAGCTCCGCTTCTTTTTTGCACTCCTTGCCAAAATGGTATGCAGTTTTTTTTTGCATAAAATCTCGGCTGCCGTATCGCATGCCGAACTCGTGCCCATTACTCTTCTTGATGTAATGGGCACGAGTGACACCAAGACACGCAAACTAACATTTACCACTTTAAAATACCTGATTTAAATATACGTAAATGCTTGTATAAAATATAAATCTATATTGACAAATATAAAAATATCTTGTATATATAAATATAAGTGAGGTGTTTGCTTTGTGTCTTGCTTCCATCCCATGTTGGCTGTCAGTACTGGCTTGAATTCTAATGGCAAGCGTGATATTAAGTTTGTCGCTGGCCCTACTGAGTGGGAGTCTTATCCTCCTCATGCTCGTTTGAAAATTCCTTGTGGTCGTTGTGTTGGTTGCCGCCTTGAGCGTTCCCGTCAATGGGCTAATCGTTGTATGCTTGAATTACAGTACCATGAATCAAGTTATTTTGTCACGCTGACTTATGATGATGAGCATGTGCCTGTCACGTACTACTCTGAAAATGATGACGGAGAAGCTCGTTTTGGTTTGACGCTTCGCGCTCGTGACCTTCAGCTTTTTATGAAACGTTTGAGAAAGGAACATTCTTATGAGCGTCTACGCTTCTTTGCCTGTGGCGAGTATGGGTCTACTACTTATCGCCCTCATTATCACGCAATTATTTTTGGACTCACTCTCGACGATTTGCGACCCTACAAACGTAGCCCCCAAAATTATGATTATTTCATTAGTGATTCTCTTACTGAGTGTTGGGGTCTCGGCTATGTTGTGGTCGGTACCGTAACATGGGAGACTTGCGCTTATACCGCTCGATATATTATGAAGAAAGCCCTTGGTGAAGGTGCTGAGGTGTATGAGCGTTTTAACATTGAGCCAGAGTTTGTGCGTATGTCTCGTAAGCCGGGTATTGCTTATCAGTATTATGTTGACCATCCTGATTTGTATCAGTATGAGTATATTAATCTTCCGACCGATAAAGGACAGTTAAAATTTCGTCCGCCTCGGTATTATGACCGTCTTTTTGATGTTGATAATCCCGATGCTATGGCAAGGATTAAGGCTAAGCGTCAGCATGCCGCTTTGGTAGATGCTCATAATAAGTCCCTGCAAACGTCTCTTATTGAGCCTGACCGCCTTGCAGTTGAAGAAGCTGCTTTGACGGCTCGCATAAAATCACTTGAAAGGAAGTTGTAAAATGCGTAAGAAGACTAAACCGAAGTTGGACAACAAAATTTTCCGTCGCACCGCTGCCCACAGCAAGAAGATCAATATCGACCCTAAAATTTTTCGTGGAGGTATTCGTTTATGAAACTCGGACTTTATTCCATCAAGGACGCCAAGACCGGCTTTATGACCCCTGTGCTTGAGCAGGGAGATCCTGCTGCTCTCCGTAACTTCGCGCATGCTGTGAATCAGCCTGATTCTATTATGCACGATTGCCCCAATGATTTTACCCTTTTCAAGGTTGCAAATTTTGATACTGATAAGGGTATTGACCCTGTGGCCAGTCCTATTTTCATTGCTGATGCTTCGGAGGTGCTGCGCAATGGCTGAAAAGTTGCTTCACATTATCGGCGCTTTTGTGCTTAAATTCTTTTCCCGCGAAAATGTGTCTGCGCTGGTCGACCAGCTGCTTGATGCTCTCTATGAGAGAGGAGATGGAAACAAAGATGTTTGATACGCAGTATACCCCGCATAATCGTATCGCTGCTAATCCCGGCTCACCCGTCAAGGTGCTTTACGGCGGCAAGTATGATGCCAACGGTCGTGTTATTTTGGAGAAGAAAGGTGAAGAGAATCTTTATGATTATATCCAGTCGTTTCGCGATTCGGTTGATCTCAACGTTATCCTTGCCCGCTTTTCCAATGGCGACGTGGAAGCCCTTAATAAGGCTCAGGGCTTTTATGCAGACGTGACTGATTTTCCGAAAAATATGGCTGATGCCCTTAATCGTATCAATCAGGCTGAAGAGATGTTCAAGGCTTTGCCGCTTGAGACTCGCCAGAAGTTTGACTGTTCTTTTGAGCAGTTTTTAGCTCAGTCCGGTACTGAGGATTGGTTGTCCAAGATGGGCTTTGAGACTTCTGCGCCGGTAGAGTCCGAGACCCCACCTGCGCCTTATGTTCCTGATGTTGTAAAGGAGACTAAGAATGAATCGTAATGTAGAATCGCATTTTGCGTTGAATCCTACCCGTATTGATATGTCTCGCTCGACGTTTGACCGTTCGTGTTCTGTCAAGACCTCTTTCAATGTCGGTGATATCGTCCCTTTTTTCCTCGAAGAGGTGCTTCCTGGCGATACGTTCAATGTACGTACTTCCAAAGTTGTGCGTATGCAGACTCTTCTTACGCCGATGATGGACAATGTTTACCTTGATTCGTACTATTTTTTTGTTCCTAATCGTCTTGTTTGGAATCACTGGAAGGAGTTTAACGGTGAAAACACTGAAAGCGCGTGGATACCCACGACGGAGTATTCTGTCCCTCAGATTACAGCGCCTGCCTCTGGTTGGTCTGTTGGTACTCTTGCCGATTATTTCGGTCTGCCTACAGGTGTCGGCGGTTTGAGCGTTTCCGCTCTTCCGTTTCGCGCTTATGCGCTCATTATTAATGAGTGGTTCCGCGATCAGAATTTGCAAGACCCGCTTGTTGTTCCTGTTGATGATGCCACTGTTGCTGGTGTGAATACTGGTAATTTTGTGACTGATTGTGCTAAAGGCGGTTTGCCTTATGTCGCTTCTAAGTATCACGATTATTTTACAAGCTGTCTTCCCAGCCCTCAGAAAGGCCCTGATGTAACTCTTTCGATTGCTTCTCAGGGTGATTTGCCTGTTGTTACTAAGGCCGCTAAAGTTCCTCAAATTAGCAATGTTGGTTTGCAGATGAGTGCTAAAGGGTCTCTGAATGATGTTTATCCGCTCTATTCTCAGTGGACTAATACGAGCGAGTATTCCAATATTATTTCGAGTCCTGTTCCTGCTTCTGGTGTTTCTGGTGTTTCTGTTGGCAGTCCTGTTAATCTTTGGGCGCAAAACTCTGGTAACGCCATTGTTGCCACTATCAATCAGCTCCGTATGGCATTTCAGATTCAGAAGCTCTATGAGCGTGATGCTCGCGGCGGTACTCGTTATATTGAAGTGCTTAAGTCTCATTTCGGTGTGACGTCTCCTGATGCTCGTTTGCAACGTCCGGAGTATCTCGGTGGTAACCGTGTCCCGATTAACGTAAATCAAGTCATTCAGCAGTCCGGTACCGGTGCTGGTGCTGATACTCCTCAAGGTACTGTTGTTGGTATGTCTCAGACTACCGATACTAACCATGATTTTATGAAGTCGTTCACTGAGCACGGCTATATTATTGGTGTTATGGTTGCTCGTTATGATCATACCTATCAGCAGGGCATTGAGCGTCATTGGTCACGTAAGACGCGTTTTGATTACTATTGGCCGGTCTTCGCTAACATTGGTGAGCAGGCTGTGCTTAATAAGGAAATTTTTGCGCAGGGTACTGCAATTGATAATGAGGTTTTTGGCTATCAGGAAGCTTGGTCTGATTATCGTTATAAGCCTAATCGCGTTACTGGTGAAATGCGCTCTGCATATGAACAGTCTCTTGATGTTTGGCATTTGGCGGACGACTATGCGAGTCTTCCGTCACTGTCTGATAGCTGGATTCGCGAGGACAAGAATACCGTTGATCGTGTTCTTGCTGTTAAGTCTTTTGTGTCTGACCAGTTGTTTGCTGATATCTATGTTTCTAACCGCGCTACGCGTCCGATGCCTAATTTCAGTGTTGTCTTTTCTTCCGATGTCATCTTGCTGCTGCTTATCTGGCGGGCTATCTCGTCGAGGATGGAAGACAGCTGTTTGCCCAGGAAGATGGACAGAATGGCGGGAGGCGCTTCATTGGCTCCCAGACGGTGGCTGTTTCCGGCACTCATGATGGAGGCGCGCAGCAAGTTCTGGTTTTTGTATACCATCATCAGTACGTTTACCAGGAAGGTAAGGAACAGCATGTTCCCTTTCGGATTCTTGCCCGGTGCAAACAAATTGATACCCGTATCGGTGCAAAGCGACCAGTTGTTGTGCTTGCCGGAGCCGTTCACGCCGTTGTAGGGTTTTTCGTGAAGCAGTACGGCGAAGTGATGCTTGCGTGCGATGCGTTTCATCAGATCCATCACAAGCTGGTTGTGGTCGTTGGCAAGGTTGGCATTCTCAAAGATAGGCGCCAGCTCAAACTGGTTGGGAGCTACTTCGTTATGGCGGGTCTTGACCGGGATACCCAGTTTGTGACATTCGATTTCCAGTTCTTTCATAAAAGCTGTGACACGTGGGGGGATGGAGCCGAAATAGTGGTCCTCCAGCTGCTGGTCTTTGGCC